ATTCAAATAAAGCAAGCACTAAAATGGAAGATTGGTACCGACAACAGATATATTTCAGTGAGGAAAGGCTGACAAAAATCCAGGCATGGATGTCAGAAGACCTGATAAGCCTCCTTTCTTATAATGTGGATACGATGCTTCCAAGTTTTGCGGCAGGATAATGCTTTACTACTACAACGGAAAATGGCAAGTCAACTACGAAAACGACAAGCTCAAAACTGATTACAAAACAGATTATCCGAAAAGCCAAACATCTCCCGGAAAAACGGTCTATAGCCCAAAAGGGCAACCGATTTTTGTTCCTGGCATAAGCATACCCCTTCCAGATAATGTCGCTAAAAATAAAATTAACGCTAAAAAAAATGCAGACAATAACGCCGCAAATAAAATAGCAAATGATAAAAATGCAATTTATAACAAAGTTTTGCAAACTGCGACAAATACTAAGGGAGGAGATTATTTACAACAAAAAAATAATTTAAAAACTATTGAAGACGAAGCCAAGAAGGCAACCTTTAAACAAGAAGATATTGACTCTTTATTCAATAGCTATAACACGTTTTACAAAAATGAAAAAATCGGTACCGGCTGGAACATAGATTTGGGAGCCAAACCTCCAGCTGGAACCTTTGATGCATCTTATTACTTAACTGAAAATCCTCAAGTTAAAGCAACTTGGGACGACGCGGTAAAAGCTGGCGACTTAGACATTACTGAGCAATATAAAAATGCAAATACATACGCTTTATATAACTATACCTGGGTGGGCAAACCAGCCGGCAAGCGTGGTAATAAAGCGGAAGAATTAAAAGCCGCCAAAGAATATATTGAAAAAAAACCTACAGACGCGGAAATTCAAGGTTTAAAAGAAAAACAGCTTGGAATTAGTTACGAGGCTTTAAAAAGTTCTACTCCTGGCACGCAATTAGAGGAGATTGCCAGCACCTCCTTGGGCGCTGATATCGTTAAAAAAACAAAACAATTTGGCGCTTTAACTCAAGCTGTGTTAAAAAATACTGTCAAAGAAATGCAAAAGGCAAAGGCTAAAGAACAGCTTTTGTCCATGATGGGAGGTCTTTCAGGTTTTCAGGAGTTATTAAATATTAACGAAACTCTGAGTGATTCTATTCTTGGAGATTCTGGTGTAGGTGGAATACTTGCGGTCACCAGTGGCAAAAAAGCCGAGGAGGGATTGCAAACTGCTCTTACAAAAATGAGTGGTGTCAACACGAGCACTGTATATAACTGGCAGCAATGGTTTGACAATAATTTGAAAAAACAATATGAAAAAGATTTAGAACTTGGTTTAACTACAAAAGAAGCTAAAGAACAAATTAATATTGAAGCAAATTTTGCAAAAGATTTTATTGAGCAATATCTTGTTCCACGGTTTAATCAATCACAAACAATTAGTGAATTTATTGAATACGTTGACGTTGAAGATAAAAATCAAAACCCATTTCAGACTCAAGACGTACTCAACGCAGCAGCTGAAGTTGGAGCTGCTCAAGCGCAGACATATCTAGACCAAATTAAAAGCATTCAAAACGCATACTTCAATGCCGACTTTTACTTTAATCCAAATGCAAATTTAAAATCAGAAGAAGTAAAACAGCTTGTTGGAAGTAAACAGCAAGAAGAATCTTATAAGAAACAGGCGGAAATTGTATCCGCAGATTGGGAAGATGCCAAACAACAATACAAAGCACAAAATGGATATTGGTACGCAAAAGCTTATCAGTATGGAGTTGACCCAACTGATAAAGAAGCATTTGCAAAATTGCATTTTCAGGTCAAGGGACAGTCGCAAGGCTTTGATGCTGCGGGAGATTTGTGGACCCCAGCCAAAGTCCAAGATTATATTTATTCAACAATTTTGCCCGCCATTAAAGACAAGGCTGGCAAAATGTCAATCTTTGGTGAATTTATTAAGCCTACCGAATTTGCGGATAATTTACTTTCTAGCGCTAAAGTAAACCCCAATGATAAATCTACTTGGGGAGACGTTTTAAAAACGTTTGGTCTGGATACTTTTGCGGGTTCTTATGATGATTTAAAAGGCTATATTGCCAATACGTTTAAAACTGTTTCTGCCGCAGATGTTAGCAAACAGATTAAAGAATTACAAAAGAAAGGTGTAAAACCAAGCCAAAAAAATCTTGGTGTTTTTTATATTGAAAAGCCAACAGATACCGCTGGCTCTCCTGAGGGAGAAACAGCTTTATATAAAACTTTCAAAAAATATGGTTACTCAGGAGATGAAGGAGAATTTTATCAAAAGTTTTTCCCCGATTTGGATTATGAAGAGCAGAAACTTTTAACAAAAGCTGGAGGCAAGGCGGGCGACCTGAAGTTTACAGGGCTTAGCACTAAAAATCCTATTGCTTCTCTGAGCGCAATTGAAAAATTAATGGGCAGTAGCGACGATGGAATTAGTGGAATTTTTTCGCTATCAGATAAAACGGAAAAAACGCCTCAAAGTTACTTCAAATTAGGATTAGAAGATGAAAAAGATATCTATAAGCCCAAAAGCGGCGCCTCAATTCTTGGGGAGTTCACATCTTTATTTAAAGGTTTCTAATGGCTGATAAACGCAAAAAAGCTGCCACTGCGGCAAAGATTGCCAAAGACAAAATGGCTTGTAATAAGCCGCAAAAAACCCCTGGGCATCCAACTAAAAGTCACGTTGTTAAAGCCTGTAAAGATGGTGAGGAAAAGATCGTTCGTTTCGGCCAGCAAGGCGTAAAGGGAGCTGGCAAGAATCCTCAGACAGCTAAAGATAAAGCAAGAAAAAAATCATATTACGCAAGGCATAACGCTCAGGATCCGAATCCTGACATCATGTCTGCTAGGTACTGGAGCCACAAGGTTAAATGGTAGATATTGCGCAGACGAGCGCGAGGCGCGATTTCCAGGTAAAGTGGTAAAGCCAGTTTCTTCAAATGATGGCCAAGCCCAAATCCAGCACTGCAATCAAAATTGAATCACGTCCCAAAAAAACCAGACAAGGACAAGGAATGAATTCAAAACCTAATCACGGGCGTAAAAAATTACGCGGTCAAGGTAATAAATAAATTGTGTATGATTGGGGGTAATAGGTTTTACCCCCAATGTCTGACGTTACTCGTGCGGTTACTTTAATTCGTAAGTACGAAGGCTTTAACGAAAAGGCATACCCCGATCCGTACACTGGAGCCGAGCCTTATACGTTTGGTTATGGCACGCAGTTTTATCCAGACGGTTCTCCGGTAAAACAAGGACAGCTCTGTGCAAAAGAAAAAGCTCTTGAATATTTATTTCACGAAGTTCATTTAATTGAAGGTCAGCTAGAAAAATTAAACCTAGGCTTGGATAACTACATGACTCAAGCCTTGATTTCTTTTATTCATTCAATTGGTTGGGAGCCCTTTCTTTACAGCGAAATCATCGATTGCCTGGATAGAGAAGATTACTTTGGCGCTACCCAGGTGATGAGCAGCTGGATTTTTGATGCAGATCATAAAGTTGTGGGGAATTTAATCGACCGCAGGCGAGAAGAAATTACATTGTTTCTCCAAGACATCGATGTGAACCCCTGGGCCTCCACGGAAATTTTGTTATGTGCATTCCGCAATTACACGGCCGCACCACACCAAATTCGTGCAATTCGCAACTTAGAAGAAAACATAAGTCCTTATGTACTGTCTCAATTTGCTAACGATTTTGACATTGACGGGTCCCCCTGGATGTCTTTTGCCGAGGAAGAACTCGATTCGATCTTTACCATGTAGTCTTAGAATACTTAAATCTAAGGCTGAGAATTACATGGAGCGTTCAGTCGAACCACGAGAGTTTCAACTTCCTTTGGAACTGCAATTCTCCATGCGAAAGGCTGAGCTTGCCGCCCAAGAAATGACTTGGGATCAACTGTACTCAGCACTTTTAAACCTTTACCACCAACGCCTTATGGAGTGGTACGCCATTAAATCGTTAATGGCTGATGAAAATATCGAACTAGACTGGGACTTGCCCACCGACATTGAATTAGTTGAACTCGCCGCCAGTTGCATGGGTGACGACGAGGACGATGAAGACGAACTGCAACCGTTTTAAACTTCATCCAGCTCAATTAATCTACTGAGATACCACTGTGCCTTCTTTGTTTAATCTTCGAAAGTCAGTATTAGTCGATCCAGATACCAGCGACATTTATTTAAGTCTTCGAGTGGTTTTCCTTTCAGCATACAACGCCACAAGTACTTAGCGCAATTGCCCCGCAGGTATCCGCGATACTCCTCAGGAGTTAATTGAGCTTCAATTGCTTCAATGCATTCAATCCCACCATCGGTGTAGTGGCTGGGATGATTGACCACATCTTCTTGAGTTACTGGAGGATGCGGGGCTACAGTATTTTCCGCAGGGAAATTTGAATTGCGATCTTGTGTTAAAAAATCAGATTCTTTAAGAACATCAACAGCTTTTGCCCATGGAACCGGGCAAACCCCATCGACACATTCATTTGAAAACCCTGGAAGAGTAACAGTACTTACAGACGTACTGTAAGAATCTACCGGGTTAAACCACGGCGCTTTCGTGACATCTCGAGCATCTCCTCGGTCGGTTCCCCCAGCTCCAGTACCAGAGTCTTGGGACGAGGCGCTGCTCCCGCCTGGACCGCTTCCTCCATCGACGGAATGTAACCCGTCACGCCGGGCCTTTCCATCCCCTCGATGTTCAAAGGATTCCGTTCCATTCCCTGTTCGCATGCAACTAGACCCCGGTTGTACATGTCATATAAGGGTACATCATTTTCTTCGTTGGCGAGCGGTTGGCCAAAGTCTTCTTCGAAATCCAAACACCGGCACTCGACTTCGTCTTGTACAAAGCTATCCAGGAACCCTGCAGCGCTGTGATACATGATATTAAGGCTTGATTTATTCCTCTTACAATAATACTATGGCAAATTTCTTTGATCAGGATTATGATCCTCGGCTAGACGCTGCGTCGTCTGGCGTTGAAGTAACTGATTTGCGTCCGGAACAAGCCAGAGATGTAGATCTGCGACGCTTAGACCCAGACGAACGAGATTCTTTTTCTGATCGATTTAAACAATTTGGATACGAAAACAATCAGCCAGAGGCTCAAAAAAATGTTGCTTCTTACATGAAGGCAGCCAAGGCCGCTGGTGAGTACAGGACAAGAGCAGGTATCGCAGAACCTACCATTCGTGGACGCACCCCCAGGAATCCCGCGATTGTAGACGTTCAAAGTTTCGGGGTCCCGTTTGGCGGAACGGTTCTTCCCTCAATGGGAGATACGGTTGGAACGGCAGGCAGCACTAACTACGCGAACAAACCAGGGCGGGCCTTTGGGAATATTTAATCAAACCTGAGAAAAAACAACTTCTGGCGGTTGGTCTTGATATTTTCCTTTACGATCTTGGTAACTAACCTCACAAGGTAATCCTTGGTAAAAGAGCAGTTGAGTAATTCCTTCATCGGCATAAATGCGATTAAAAAGGCCAGTGCAGTTGCTAATTTCTAACGTCAAGTAGCCTTCCCAACCACTTTCGGCTGGCGTAATATTTACCAGGATTCCTGAACGAGCATAGGTCGATTTGCCCACAGCAACCACAGTGACATCCCTGGGGAGCTTCAACCGCTCTTTAGCGACTCCGAGACAATATCCGTACGGCGGAAGAAGAAAGTACTTTCCACGCTCATCCTCGAGCAATGCAGCGGGTTTTAAAATTTCAGGATCAAAGTTCTTTGGATCACAATCCCCAGCTTGAACTTTGCCAAAAATTAAACATTGGCTTGGCGACAGGCGAATGTCATAGCCGTAGGAACTAAGGCCATAGCTCAACAACCTACGACCGTCCTCTTCACTCACTACGTGATTGACAAACGGTGCAATCATCGCCTCTTCTTCCGCAAGTTTGCGAATTTGCCAATCTGCGAGTACGGACATTGTTTCAATCAATCGTTGTTCAGTATACAAAAATCAGTACAAAAGCCGTCCTTTTTCTTGATAAATGTCAATAAATTTTTCAGTGCATTCCGTGGCTCGATCCATGGGCGGCAAATAAACCAAAAACGAAGTACAGGTTGTGTGCGAACTAATACCCTCGCTTGTGTTTTTTAACAAACTAGGTGCAGTCTTGAGAATGCACATGGGAAAATCAAAGATATTTTGTTCGTAACGAATCATGTCAGGGCAGTTTGTAAAGTACAAACCCTGGGTAATCTGCCTGGTTGACCAGGATTTATACAGCTTTCGAAACCAAACGGCATGAGAAGAGATCAACGTCGGAGACGTGGCGCGAGTCATCTTCCATCTTTGATTCTTCTTATCCCAAAAGTACGCCCCACTTGGTGGAAATAAATAAACACTCCCATGCCACTGCTGGCAATTAAGACCATCCTCCACAGGGGTAAAGTATTCTTTTGCTTCCACGTAGCTGTTTGCTACATGTGAGCTTGCGACATCCAGGTCAATGCCTTCCAGCAAGGCATGAGCGGAAGCAATTAAGTCATAATTCGTAATTAACTCACGATCTTCAACGTGAGAGCGAATATTTTGAATTGGCATTACGAATCAGTGACCACGTTGTAGTCGATTTCCGAATAACGGATGCCCTCTTTGTCATTGATGAGATAACCAGCCTTTTCCGCAGGATCAATCTTTTGGGCCGCGTCTAAAATTCTTCGAAAGGTCTCGGCCAGATCACCGTTGTTTTCGCGTTCGCACTCTTCTTGCGCTGCGTGCAACTCTTTGAGCGTCAAAAAGAACATTGATTTTGACATGTTTTCTGGTTGAAAGACCATGACGCCAGGCCCTTCGTGTTCCCAGAACTTACAGTAGTGTTGCCCCATGTCACCAAGAATCAACCGGATGGTGGCATCAAGCATCTTGGCTTTTGTCTCATCAAAATCGTTGCCGAGCGCCGCAGCAATCAGTTTTTCCCGACGATTCATACTTCCAACAATCCCTGGCGAGCTAAAGATTCAATCAGTTTATCGGTCGGCTGGTATAAAACGACCATTTTTCCAAGAATTCCTCGTTTTTTTATCAGTTTCCCTTGGCCATCCCTCATCTTTTCTAATTCTCCAGAACGGATCAGATACTCGGCTACGCATCGCAATCTCCGTTTAAGAGGCAATTCTGCTTGTGGAAATTTACCGCAGATTGTGTCCGGCTTCAAGTCACGAAACGCCAGTCGCAATCTATTAGCCAAAGTCATGCCGGAATTCGCATCTTCTTCTTCATAATTTTTTAAGTTTTCGAGGTATCTACGTACGCAACCAACGTCAAAAGATCCTTCGGGTGGTATAAACATACTAAGCTGCAGCGCCAGGGACTCTGGGAGTAGCTCTTGGTAGTTTTCAAGATCTACATCATTTATGTCAAAGCCCTTAAAGCGATGAGCCATGGTTATTCAGGGTTAACCTCGCGTAATACATACATGTTTGACTTTGGTTTCCGATAATCAGCAAGGGTTAATTCCGGGTTTTTAGCGAAAGAACGGACCAAATTGTTCCAAGGGATCCGAATGATTGCTTTTTTGTTGGGGTTGGGAGACGCATTGACGTAATGCAAGCCTTCAACCCAGCCCTTATCTGGACTTTTCCGTCCCATTGCCATCCAGTTCCGTAGTGTCTGATCTGAAACCCCCAGGCGCCTGGCACATTCTTCGGTCGAGATATATTCATCGGCATATGCTTCGGGATTCAGGCGATCTGTTTCTCCCTCCGAATAACGGCTGTGCCACATGGAAGCCAAGATATTTCGGATTCCCTTTAGTTCTGCTGCTATATCTTCTAAGCCTTTGCGGATTCCGTGATTCATAACGCCAAATGTTTTGCTTAGATGCTAACGTGTGAGAAAACAGTTTGCTCAAATGGAAGACCAAATTCCAGCTAGTCAGCCGCCGATGCCGCCCCAGATCACACCAGAACAACTTGAGGCAATGAAGGCGCGTGCCAGGGAACTGGCAATTCAACAAACCTTGGCAGAACAAGCAAGTCTTCAGCGTCCCACAGGGCAACAAGCCCAAATTGTTTATGTTCGTCGCAACTTTACAGTTGCAGAATTGCTGTTGGTCATCCTTTTATCTTGTGGAATTGTAACCGGAATTCAATGGAGTTGGAATACTATTTCCAATTTGCTTCCCAAAATTGAAATTAAGGTTCGCTAGAAAAAGAGATTTATAATTAAAGGTAAGAGTATGGCGTAAAAGTAGGTGTCGAACAGACGGATTTCCGAATTTCCATTTATTAATGGTGTCGCCATTAATGAACAGGACCTGCTTACGCTCGTCCACGTCTTTGAGGTGGACCCCACACTTCGTAATAAGAAAATTACTTTTACCGAGTTTAGGAATTATTTAGATCAATATTACGTAAACATCAGTGGCGAAACAATTTTCGGTGACATTACTATCACTGGAAATCTTACCGTTAGTGGCGCCACCTCTCTTAATACTGTCACTAGTTCTGGCCTTGCCACCTTCAGCGGTGTCGTTGTTCAAAACAATCTGACTGCCACAGGCCAGATAAGCGGTGCAATTATTACCGGAGATACGGGACGTTTTTCAACCTTAACCGGAATCTCAGGCGTCTTCACTTCACAGTTATCAGGAGCCACGATTACTGGAGATACGGCTCTTGTTTCTAATATCACAGG